ATGTATTGTAGGTAGATCAAACATTTCCTTTACCGATTTATATTCTATGCCACTATTTTTCATAAGTTTTTTACAAAAATTATTTGCGTGTTCCTGGCTCTCAAATCCGTTTAAGTGAATAACCAAACCCCCGGTATCTTCTGCGTGAAAAACCATAGCGGTTATTAACTTGTCTTTGTATTTTTCTTTGTCTTTCTCGTTAATCATTAAAGCCTTTGTGTGTGTTTGTGTCTGAAAGTTCCAATATATATATATATTAAAAAATGCGGCTGGTTTTCGGGGTATACCCCCCTTTTGTTCTTTTAAAATCTACCTTTTTGTATGCAAACAACAGGGTCATAGGTATAAAACCTATAGACAATCGTTGATTTCATTATCTTATTTAACAAAACAGAGACCAAGACAGAGACCAAACAACCAAACGAACTCCATAATGCGCTGGCGGGAACCAAGGAACAGCCATCTGAAAACGAACTTTCTCATCCTTTTGCTCCTTTTGCTCCTTTTGCTTCTTTTACTCCTTTTACTCTTTTAATCTTTTAAGCTTATATCTTCTTCTAAACTTTATTCTGTTTAACTTAAAGTTTATAGGTTCTTCCTTCTTAGGTTTCTTTACTAAGTGTGCTTGCTCCAGGTATTGCCTTAACATCCACACTTGATACTTGATCCATAATTTCTTTAGCTTGTAGCATATCCTTCTCATTCTTAGGATCTCCCCAACTAATAATTAGATGATTATCTATTTTTTGTTCAACCTGGCTTTTATCTCCAAAGGTTGACGCTGCTAATTTTGTAGCAAGCCATCTTATGTGGCTCCACTTTTCTCTTAAAAAATGTGTTTCCTGCGGTGTCTTAGGGATCTGCATATCTTCCGCTATCTTATCCAGCAAAGTCCAGACACCAGTTTGTCTAGCTGCCATAATTTTTTCTTGTAATTTTTTATCGGCTCTACATTTTTTATAAATGGTTGAGACATCCGGCATTGTTTTATCTTTGCAAATAACTGAAAGCGGTTCTCCCAACTCTAGTCTTTCACATATTTTTTCAATTTTATCCATTTGTATAATTCTTGATAGCTTGTGTTCTTGTATTGCCATAAATTTTGTAATGCCTTAATTCTGCCTTCAATAGATCTGGGTCCCGTGCTTGCGCCTCCATGAAATTTACATCTGTATTTCTTGGAAGTTTTCTGATAATATCCCTTGCATTTGCATTGGATTTTAAAATGACTGCCTCTAGTATAGCTTTCACATTGTATTTTATGTAGAGGTTTCCCAGGCATAGAAATATTAAGCCTATACTTTCCTATTAGATTATTTTGTCTATCTTGTCTATTAAAGATTTTTCAAGATCAAATTCAAGATTAAAAAGCGCAGCTTTGTACCTTCGTTTAATAGTAACACGATGACAACCAAATTGTCTTGCTAAAGATACCCAGGAATAACGCATGGCTCTCGCCCAGATCAACCTTCTATCTTTAATCTTTTTAATTTTTCCCAACAGATCTATCGCCAGCTCCCAGCAAGCGATTTGATGGCTGTTAGCTCTTAACCTTAAAGGCTGCTTGTCATAATAGCCAACGTCTTTAGGATCATGGCTCATTTGTAGCAAATCAAACATTTTGGGAGCTTTGGGTTTTAAAGCATTTAATCCAGGCATCATCCTTTCAGTTCTTCCGGCAACATCAAATATTTCAACAATTTTATGAGTAACTAAGCGCAAAGTGCCGCCTTAGCTGCGGCATTAAACTTTTTTTTTGAGGGTTTTTCCTCCTCAATAATATTTTTAAACTTATGCTTTCTAATCTTTCTACCTTGATTAGAATATTCCAGCCAATGTCCCTCTTCTCCTACCTTTTTATAAGTTTCCCCTTTATAACTTAATGTTTGATCTAGAGAAGGTTTTGCAACCCCACTATCTGAGAACGATCTATTATAATTCTTATATCTTCTACCATAGTTATAATAAGATGGTTTTATTAATACAGGTCTATTAGACTTATCAGACAAGTCAACTAGACCACTCACTCTTTTCTTAATAGTTTCTTGTAATATTTTCTGCCTACTTAATAAATATTCATTAGTTGAACTTAGCCGTTTTTTTGTAACAAGTTGTAGCTTGGCAAGGTGGTTGATGGATCTTTGGATAGAACTTTTACTCAAGCCAGTTCGTTTTTGAATAGTGGCGTACCTGGGAAAGCATTTTCCATTCTCAACATTCATAAAAGAAACTAAAGCAAAATACACCCTACAATCTATAGAGCTAAGCCGCTTATCCGCCAGGATGTTCAGATCTCCTACAAAATATAAGCTCATCTACCCCGTTTCCTCCAACGCTTATTCCACGCCCAGCAGCTAAGCTTACCTGCGTATCGTTCAATCAAAGCTAAGATCCAATCAGGCAACCTCATCTACCTCCTTTACAGAACGTATCTAATAAATCTTGTTCTTCTTTTTTTTTTAATTTATTGCGAGTTTCGTTATACTTTTCCCAACTTCCATTTAATTGATCTATTTCTTTTCTTAATTGAATATTAAGTTTTATAAGATCTTGATTAACACCCTTTTTAAAAACTAACCTCCATATCCAGGAACGGGTAATTGAAACTATTGTAAAAATTGCAGCAATTCCTAAACTATCAAATATTGAGGGATATAAACCAAAGAGTGGGAAAATATAGAGCTGGATTAATATTGCTAAAATAAACCCAGACCCAACATCAATGAAACTTTCAATCAGACTTCTCATCTTTTTTTCCTATCTTTTTTTTGGCTTTCCAATACTGCGGATTAAGTTCTGCTTTTAAACCAAGCGATGCAGCAAATTCATCGGTAGCCTCATCTTGTTTTTTACATATCTCTTCTAGTTCTTCTGCGTATGTCTTTTTCTTTACCTTAGATCCTTCAATTAGACTTCTCATATCCAATCCACCTCTGGCAATCCGTTATAATTCACATCATAAACGAACCAGCCAAATGCCATTAATCCACCAGCTAATTTATTTGATCCAGGCTTTTTAAAAGCTACTCGTCTTGTAAATATCCAAATTTTCTTTAATTTTTTTTGATTAAAAATAACCTCTTTACGAGTAACTCCCTCTAAATAAGAAATTTTATTTAAAACAACTACCTTTTTTCTAGCTTGTTTTAAAGCGTGAGCTGTAAAGGCTGTTGAGAGTATAAATGGCGGATTAGTAATAATATTATCATAAACTTTGTTGCTTTTTAAAAAATCTTCTGGCGTGTTTCCGTAGCCTCTATCAATTAAATCAGAGCTATAAACTTCATATCCATTTTTAATCATAACCTCAGACATGGCTCCATCTCCGCAAGCACATTCCCAAATATTTCCCTCAAATTTTTCTCTATCTAAAAGAGCTTGTGTCGCCTCAGATGGAGTAGGATAGAAGTCATCTTTTTCTCTGTCATATTTAACATTAAAACCAACATATCTAAGAGCCGCTGCTTTTTTCACGCTGCATCCTTTTTAGTGCAGATTAAATTGTGCCGATCCTGGAGCAGCTCCATCGCTTGCACCCAAGTTTCGGGATT